ATTCAAACTAACATACCAAGTCGGAAAGCAAGTGGTCCAGGAGTGGCTGTTTGTTTCAAAATCACTCGCATACTGGCAGAAGTCAGTGCTGATGAATTCCGGAAGCTACAACATGGGTAAATTTAAAGTAACACCGTTATGAAAATTCCACAACTACAACGAATCAAAACTATTTTTGATATCATGAATGATTGCCAATATCATTCAATAAATGACATAGTCGAAAAAGTAAATGAAAAGCTATGCATGAACTATTGCAAAAGCACAATTGATAAGGACATGGATTTTATGAGAATGAATTTTGATGCTGATGATGAATGGATATCATCTACCAGTGGAGTAAGATTTGAGAATCCTATTGACTTTTTTGAACGCTTAAAAACTTGGCTTATATGAATCAGCATCGAATCATGCGAGTCATCAAGCTGATGGAATTCCTCAAGCACAAGCCAAGACCAGTGCAAGCGATGGTCAGATATCTTGGAATCAGTGAGCGTTCAGTTTACAGATATCTCAAGATGTATGAGCAACTCGGCTACAAACTAATCAAAGACAACTACAAAAAATACTATTTGAAATGACAATCCAAGACCTAATTGACGAAGTCAAGCAAGAAATCGAGGCAAGAGACCTGGCGTATCGCTATGGAGCCAACAACCGCATGAGATACAAAGTGTATCAGAAATACTACCTCATGCACTATTTGAGAAAGCATAAGCTAACGCTCCAAGAGATTGGCGATCTATTCGGTCTAAAGCATTGCACTGTGTTGTATGGAGCGCAACAAGCTGAATGGTTGAAAAAAGACAGGCTGTTCCTGAAGATGACTGATGACCTACGCCAGAAATTTGAGAAGTACACTGCACTCAACTATCCCATCACAAGAAATCTCATCCATGATGTGATGCAATGTAGCGCATATTGGGAACTTAAAAAGATTCAGACTGACATCAAGCGAGGGGTGTATGGTGAGTTCACGAGTGTGACGGAATGACGGATGCTCTATTATACCGGGTAGGGGTTGTTGACCCAATAACCGATTCCATTTTTTTTCTGCTTGTGTCACCGTCACGAAATGATAAAAATAATTAACAAATTCAATGCAGTATTGACTTGTAGAGCGTGACAATAAATTTTGACATCGTCACAAAATTATAATTAACGTCATGCTTTATAAACAAAAAGCAAATAAATATAAACAAATGCAACCATTTCAACACTCATTCGTTATATTTGTAACTGGTTCGGTCTCACATCATAGAACCTGAAGGTATTATTGAAGCCTTATAATGAAATCGAAGTGAGACCCGATGGATTTATGAGGCTTTTTTTATTACTTAATTTTTTACATATGGTAGAAATTTGGAAAGATATCCCAGGTATAGAGGGTTATCAAATTAGCAACATTGGAAGAATCAAATGTTTTCGAAGTGGAAAGGAGAGAATACACACATCTCAATATGCTGCATATCGAAAGAACTATGTTGTGATTGATAAGAAGTCTCACGACATTCGAGTTCTAATGTTAACCGCTTTCGTTGGTCCTCCAACTCGATGGGACCGCTTTGAGTACATCAATGGGATGGTCAATGACAACAGAATACAAAATTTGAGATGGATGAACCTCAAAGAAAAAGCAGATGAATATCACAGAAACAACCCAACAACATTATGAGCACAGTATCAGTATTTAAAAATTTATTCAATACAAAGGAGACACCATTTTCTCTGTCCATTCAAGAGGTATACAACCGCATAAAGCACGGCAACCCCGAGCTCATCAAAAAAGTATCAACCATACGATCACTGGAGAAGGCTGACCCAGAGCATGACCGCCTCAAGTCATCACTGAATGCCATCATGTTCAATGGTACCTTCACCGAGCGAAATGACAGCAGCTTGGTTGAGCATTCTGGTCTGTGCATCCTGGACTTCGACCAATATCCAACCAAGAAACTAATGATGGAGGAACGCAAGCGGCTGATTGCTGACCCCCATGTGATGATGGTGTTCACCTCACCATCTGGGAATGGGCTTAAAGCTGTCATCAGAATTCCAAAGTCTGACAAGGTCGAGCACAAGCGCAGATTCACTGCATTCGGCAAGTACTTCGATAGCGAATACTTTGACACAAAGAACAGCAACGTCAGCCGGGTGTGCTTCGAATCATATGACCCTGACATCTACTTCAATGAGTTCTGCCAGGTGTTTGAAGGCATCGAGCAAGACCAAGGATTCAGCTACACCGAGCGCACTCCCATCTGTATCCTATCCGATGAGGACAAAATCATCAGCTTGATTGAACGATTCGACCATGGATGTCAATTCGAGGAGGGCAGTCGCAATGAGTTTGTGTTTAAATTAGCAGCAGTTCTCTGCGAGTATGGCATTGGGAAGGATACGGCAGAACAGTACATCTGGACAAAGTATGCTCAAGGCACCAGCTTCAGCGAGCAAGAGATGGTAACAACCATTCGCTCGGCTTACAAAAAAGCCTCCTACGGCATCAAATACTTCGAGGACAAGGATACATTCCAGAGAGTACGTCAAAAGCTCAAGAGCGGCATCGCAGACGATGACATCAAGAAACAACTGAACGTGCGAGAAGATGTAATTGAGGACATCAAGAAAGAGATTCAGACCGGTGATGATATCTTTTGGTCGGTCAATGAGAAGGGCACGATCACAATCAAGCCATCCAACTACTCTGAATTTCTGGTCAAGAACGGATTCAATAAGTACTATCCAGAAAATGCAGAGAAGCCAACATTTGTGAGAGTCAAAGAAAACAAGGTCAAGATATCATCGGCTGAACAAATCAAGGACTTTGTGCTGAACTATCTCCAAAGCAAAGGTGAGATGGATGTATGGAACTACTGCTCCAGGAATGCATTCCTATTTAATGAGAACTTTATCAATATGATTGACAGCATCAATATCATGATGCTTCAGGATAGCAAGGATGCATCATACATCCCATTCAAGAATGGAGTGGCAAAGATATCCAAGAATAAAGTGGAGCTCAAGAGTTACATCGATGTCGATGGATACATTTGGGAGAATCAAATCATCGAGCGAGATTTTACGCTGCTGGATGACTGCACCAATGACTTCCAAGATTTCGTCAGCAAGGTGTCAGCAGATGATAGAGGCAGAATCAATGCGCTTGAGACAACACTCGGCTACTTGATGCACACATTCAAGGATAAGACTGACCAGAAAGCAATCATCTTCAATGACCAAGAAATCGATGACAACCCGAATGGAGGGTCAGGCAAGTCACTCATGTTGGCTGCACTCGGTAATCTACGCAGAGTGGTCAAGATTGATGGAAAGAGCTTCAATCCATCCAAATCTGATTTCGTTTATCAGCGAGTCAACCTGGACACGCAGATTCTGGCATTCGATGATGTGCGTAAAGCATTCGACTTCGAGCAGCTATTCAGCCTCATCACCGAGGGTATCACCGTCAACCGCAAAAATAAGGATGAGATATTTATCCCATTCAACCGATCACCCAAGATTGTCATCACAACCAACTATGTGATCAGTGGTGCTGGCTCTTCTCATGACCGCAGACGTCACGAGCTGGAGTTCTATCAGTACTTCCATAGCAAGCGCAGCCCACTCGATGAGTATGGTCGGCTCTTATTCGACTCCTGGACCGATGAAGATTGGTTGAAGTTCGACAACTACATGGTCAAGAACCTTCAGAAGTACCTGACAAATGGATTGATGAAATCCATCAGCATCAACGCAGATGCCAAGCGACTCATTCAGGCAACGTGCAAGGATTTCTTTGATTGGGTGGAGGAAGGCAACCTCGCTCTTGATGTGTACCACTACAATGGAAGCAAGATTCAAGAATTCACCTCCGAGTTCACCTCATTCAAAGAGCTCGAGCCACGTAGATTCCTCAAATGGGTGCAATCGTATGCTGATTATAAAGGCTACAACATCACCAAAGGACGCAATCACAACGGAAGATACTTCATTCTTGATTCGGAAAATCCCAAGCCGACTCCAGAATCTGATGATATTTGGGATGAACTTAATGAACAAGCAAAACAATGACACCACAACACCGAAAAATCCTAAAAGATTTACAATTGAAGCACAAAATGGAAAAGTATCCAACCATCCCACCTCATCTCATCGCTCTGGACCAATGGAATGACAACTCCGCCAATGCACTGACCAAGTCAATCATCGCATTCCTTCAGTTCAGTGGATGCCAAGCCGAGCGCATCAACACGATGGGAGTCTATCGAAAGAAATACCGCACAGATGGAGTCGCCATTGGTGGTCAGTGGACCAAGGGAACCGGAACACCAGGCTCGGCAGATATCTCCGCAACGATCAAGGGGAGGTCTGTAAAGATTGAGGTCAAGTATGGCAAAGATAGACAGTCTGAAGCGCAGAAAGCATACCAGAAAGCAATCGAGGAAGCTGGTGGTGTGTATGTTATTGCAAAAGATTTTGAAGGATTCTTGAAATTTTATGAGCAATTTTGTGAATCAATCAAATAAATGCATATATTTACAATTCAAAACAACAAAAAAAACGATTATGACTACAAAGAAAGCGGAGGCTACACTCGCAGAGCCAATGAACATTTGGCAAAAATTACACGCTGCCAAGCAGCAAATCGGAAAGGTTGCAAAGAATGCAACGAATCCTCATTTTAAAAAGAGCTATGCTGACATCAATGCGCTGCTCACAACGGTGGAGCCTATTCTCCACGAGCATGGACTGCTACTCTTGCAGCCAGTGGTTGGAAATGATGTGGTCACTCGTATCATCGACATCGATTCTGGTGAGGTCATCGAATCATTCATGAGCCTTCCAGTCATCACAGACCCACAAAAGGTGCTCGCTGCCGTTACCTACTTCAGAAGAGGTACATTGCAGTCACTGCTCTCACTTCAAGCCGTTGACGATGATGGCAATACAGCGGCTGCTGCTCCTCAAGGCAAGCCAACAATCAATGCAGAGCGATTCAAATCAGCACTCGAAGCAATCGAAGCTGGCAAGTACACCGCAGAACAGTTGGCTTCCAACTATGCACTCACTGAAGTACAACTCAAAGCTCTCGCACTATGAAATGGCATCCATCGCAAATCGGTAAGCTGATGACCAATGGCAGAGCCAAGGACAGCATCGGAGAGACAGCCAAGAGCTACATCAAGCAGTGTGCAAAGGAGGATTTCTACAACTACACCACAGAACTCAACAACAAGTACATCTGGAAGGGTAGAGAGCAAGAGCTGGAGTCAATCAACCTCATCAACTCGGTGAGGTTCACCAACTACGTCAAGAATGAACAGACCATCGAGAATGATTATCTCATCGGCACCGCTGATATTGTCATCGAGCAGCGAGTGATTGACGTCAAAACATCGTGGTCATTGGATACATTCCCTGCACTTACTGAAGATGCAGTCAACCCACTCTATGAATGGCAGCTCAGAGCTTATATGATGCTTTATGACAAGCCATGTGCCGAGCTGATATACTGCATGGTGACCACCTGGGATGAATTCCTCAATGAATACGAGAATCTCCAGCTGCACAGAGTTGACCACATCAATCCTGAGAAGCGCATCACAGCTCTCTGGTACGATAGAGATGAGGACATCGAGGCAAAGATGGTTGCTCGCCTTAAAGAAGCATCCGATCTATATCACGAATATTACGAACAACTAAACAATAAGTAAAATGGAAGAGCTAAAAGCAAAGGGCACCATTCACCTACTCGGTGAAGCCAAACAAGTAAGTGACAAGATGAACATCAGAGAGTTCGTGCTCTCAATCGGTGACAAGTATCCGCAGTTGGTACAGTTCCAAGCTGTCAATGAGCGAGTGAAGTTCCTGGATGGAGCCAAAGTCGGTCAAGAATGTGAGGTCAAATTCGACCTTCGAGGTCGTGAGTACAACGGCAAGTATTATGTCAGCCTCAATGCATGGGATATCCGCATCGCAACACCATCAAAACCAATCACAGATGAAATCGATGACGATTTACCTTTCTGATGGCGAGAACATTCGGGACTTCATCCATAAAGAGTTGAGGTCCCGACTCTCCAAGAGATATCGGATGACTCACTTGGCTGAAGATATGAATCTCAACTACTACACATTGACCAGATTTATGAAAGGCAATGGGGTTGGAGATGAGTTCTATATTCAAGCCTTCAACTTCTTGATGAAATGAGATACTTCATCGGATATATTGGCACAAGGAATGATGGACTTGACAACATTGTAAAGCGATTGGAGGACCTATTGAATGAACTAAAGGGATGCTCTTATTGCATAGTACTAACTTTTTCGGATGAAGTACACATATCCGAAGTAACACCAGAAGAATTTTATGAGCAAACAGCAGCACTTAACTGACCCAATCGTGCTCAAGGTACTGGCAAAATATTATGAGCGAAGCCAGCTCGGCATCCAGAAATATGGGCGCACTTTAGATCGTGATGACCTCAACCTCACCGATTGGCTAAATCACCTCCAGGAGGAGTTGATGGATGCCACGCTGTACATTGAGAAACTGAAACAAGATGTAAGAAGTATGCCGTAGACGTGCGGAACGTAGCCTGCCGAGTAAGTGTCGGTTCTCATCGTAGGGAGATAGAGTTATTGCCTTCTTGAGCGAAAAAGGCTTTTTTAACTAAACAACAAAAAAATGAAAATAGAAATAACCCAATACGGACACAAGTCGACCTATGAGTTCGAACACGAGGATGTTGATTTGGAGGAGTTGCTCTTCTACATTGAGCGTGTCATCAGGTTGACTGGATACGAATTTAAAGGACATTTAGAAATAGTAAACGAGGAACAATGAAACTAAACCAAAACGATCAACGTGAGGAGATGGCTGCAATCGGCACCATGATACTCTTGACAGCAGTTGCTATTATTTTAGTAATTAAAACTATCTTTGACCTATGGAACTGATACAATACCTCGCACTCGGGTGGCTCATCGCCAACTTCGAGCCTCTGCACTGGGTCATCGACTTCACATTCATGAGAGTCATCCCAAGCTCCAAGCTCGGTGATTACATTCATGCTGGATTCGGTTGCTGGAAGTGCACCTCATTTTGGACTGCTTTGATACTTTCAGGCAATATATATACGGCAGCAATCACAGCGATGGGTGCCTACATCATCAGCGAATGGATAGAGAGCAAATAGAATACGTCACAGCAGTGCAACTAATGGATGAGAAAGAACGTCTCACCAAGAAAGTGCTGAACAAACTCAAGGCAATCAAGGTCAGCGTGACCGGTGTGCCCGACAGAGAATGCTTCTGCTCGCAAATCAGACGCAAAATCTGGTACAAAGACTTCACCAACTGGTATGAAAGCAACGCTTGACCGCTACATATCGTCCCACTATGAGGAGCTGTACCGATACACCAGGTATTTCTGCTCCAAGTACAATCCGAAACTCACTATCGACACGGTCATCTCCAACGCATATCTGCACTGTCTTGAAATCAATGACAACACCGAGGATGTCGGCAAGGTCAAGAGCTATATCCTCAACTCAATCAAACGCCAGGTGATATGGAAGAACGTCAACAGCTTCAAGGATGAGCGAATCCTGGCATCAGAAATCGCAGTTCCAGACCAATTCGATGATGAGGAGGACCTCAACTACAAAATCGCAATCGAGCAGCAATACCAGGGATGGAAGTCATCGGTGGACATCTATCGAGATGGGCTCACAGACAACGTCAAGATTGCAGTCGCCAAGGCATACTTCGATAAGGGGCTGACAACAGCACGATCAATGGCGCAGTACTTCAACATCCCAGTGACGTCAGCACACTACCTAATCTCTGACATAAAAAACACGCTTAAATCCATACACTATGAAAATAAAAGATGAATACAAGGGCAAGACTATCGTCAAGAACACCTCGCTCGGAAACATGACGGTGATTGTTGACAATATAGATGTGAGCAAGTACCGATACTATGTCAGCATCGGATTCGGCTATTTGTTCGAAAAGGAGACCACAACTGCACCAGAGCAGTGCATTCGATACGAGGGCATTGAGGCTGATGAGCAGACGGAAGCTCCGAGAGCAGAACCAACACCAAAACGAAAAAGAAAAACCAATGCCAAAGCCAACACCAAACGAAACCAAGGATGATTTTCTCTCTCGCTGCATGGGCGATGAGGAAGCACTCCAGGACTTTCCAGAGAATGACCAGCGATATGCTGTGTGCAATTCCATGTGGGAAGAGTCAAAGATGAGCGCATTCTCGAAGTTCAGAGCAGCATTCGCAGAGAAAACCTACTCGGACTATCCTGACTCTGTGCGAAACAACGCACGCAGAGGAATCGAGCTCAACAAAGAACTCGGGAACAAGTGCGCCACACAAGTAGGTAAGGTCAGAGGACAGCAGCTCGCAAATAAAGAGCCCATTTCAGTGGATACGATCAAGAGAATGTATTCATACCTCTCCAGGGCAGAGCCTACATTTGAGGATTCAGCACCAGAAGATTGTGGATACGTTTCATTCCTTCTGTGGGGTGGCAAGACTGGACTCGATTGGGCAGAAAGCAAACTTAAAGGATTAGGATTGATATGAAAACTGGTAGACCAAGAAACTTCGAAGAGCCAGAGGACCTATATCAGCTTTTCGTTGAGTACAGAAAGAAAGTGAAAGAGAATCCAAGGTATCAATATTCACTTTCAAATAAGACTGGGAAGGCTGAACCGATTCCACTGGAGGTACCGCTCACAATGAGTGGATTCAGAGTATTTGCACACGACAATGGACTTGTGGTGCACGATTACTTCGCAAACACTGGAGGGAGATATTCAGCGTTTACGACAATCTGCACGCGCATAAGCGATGAAATTCGAAACGACCAAATTCAAGGCGGCATGGTTGGACAATTTAATGCATCCATCACTCAACGACTGAATGGTCTCACTGAAAAGACTGACATCACTTCTGGAGGGCAGAGCATCTCCGAGGTGAAGGTGAATATTATTAGACCTACTGAATAGATATTTTTATATCTTTGTAGGAATTGTCTATATGAGAGAAATACTCGTATAGCATCCCTATTGCCTAAAATTTGAGCTATGGCTGAAATCACAATCGACAGCACTGTCATCTTCGAAAAGAACTACACCGCACTGGCAGACCCAAGCATCCGCTTCATCATCAATGAGGGTGGAAGCCGCTCGAGCAAGACCTACTCGCTCTGCCAAATGATCGTGGTGTACTGCCTCCAACATCCTGGCAAGGTGGTCAGCATCGTGCGCAAGACATTCCCAGCTTTGAGGGCAACAGTCATGCGAGATTTCTTTGAAATCATGAAGGCAATGGAGATATATGACGTGCAGAGCCACAACAAGTCGGAGCACATCTACACCTTCAGCAATGGCTCCATCGTGGAGTTCTTTAGCGTGGATGACGAGCAGAAGATTCGAGGGCGCAAACGTGACCTTGGGTGGTGCAATGAAGCCAATGAGCTATGGTTTGAAGATTTTCAGCAGCTCAACATGAGGACCGAGCAAAAGCTCATCTTCGACTACAACCCATCAGAGTCATCATCTTGGCTGTATGACCTTCCGATGGAGGAGAGCATCATCATCAAGTCAACGTACAAAGACAACCCATTCTTGCCCGACAGCATCAAGCGACAGATTGAGGACCTCAAGCGCACCGATGAAGCCTTGTATCAAATCTATGCGCTCGGTGAGAAAGCCATCTCGAAAAGCAACATCTACTCGAATTGGTCATTCGTCAAGCATCGCCCTGCTCGGTTCGTCAACTACGTCTATGGGCTCGACTTCGGATACAATCACCCGACTGCCCTGGTGCGAGTCTACTGGTGCGACAATGACATCTACATCGAGCCAGTGATATACGAGAGCTACCTGACAACGACCAACCTCATCGACAAGATGGGCAACCTGGGCATCGAGAAGCACGTCACCATCGTGGCTGACTACGCACGCCCTGAAATCATTGCAGAGATGAACAACGCTGGGTACGATGTGCAGAACGCCAACAAGGTGGTCAAGAAAGGCATCGACAACATCAAGACCTTCGGAGTGGTCTGTGAGGATGACCCACGCATCAAGAAGGAGTATGAGAACTACAAATGGAAAAAGGTCGGTGACATCATCACGGATGAGCCCGTGAAGCTCTTCGATGATGCCATGGATGCCATCCGCTACGCTGCCACGCACATCCGCCAGGAGTACTACACCGATGACTCGTATTTCGCCTTCTAAACATTTGGCTCGCTTTCTGCAATATAAGCATGGCATTTAGAACACAGAAGATATCCCAGATGACTCCCAAGGGAGCCGACCTGGAAGCAACCGACCTCATCGAAGTCTCCACCATTGAGAGTGGAAGCTACGTCACACGATCTATTACTGGTCAAGAACTCATTGATGCGATACCACCTACCACGATTGAATGGGGTGATATTGGCGGCACGTTGTCAGCACAGACCGACCTCAACACGGCATTGAATGGGAAAGTCCCCACGTCTCGCACGCTAACAATAAACGGAGTAACCCAAGACCTATCGGCTGACAGAACGTTCACCATTGCAACAGGCTTAACCATAGGCACTACACCGATAGCTTCTGGTACAATAGGAAGAGTATTGTTTCAAGGTACGGGGAATGTGTTGCAGCAGAGTTCGTCTTTATTTTTTGATTTAGTCAAAGAAAGTTTAGGATTAGGAACAAGCGATGTTGCAACACCATTAGGAGCAAATAGAGGGCTT